ACGGCTACGGCAGCGGCAACGGCGACGGCAGAGGCTACGGCGACGGCTACGGCGACGGCAACGGCAACGGCTACGGCGACGGCAGAGGCAACGGCTACGGCTACGGCTACGGCGACGGCGACGGCAACGGCAGAGGCAACGGCTACGGCTACGGCTACGGCACCGCACTCACCTCAACCGACGGCGACGGCTGCGTTATTCACATACTGACAACCGCCACAACTGTGGCACAACAACCCGCCGCGACAGCGGCATAAAGAGGAGAAAGGCAATGTTCAAACCAACACACATCATCGTAGTAGAAAGCGGCTGGGTATTTGCGGCAGTGCTGCAGGATGAGAAAGACCACATCCGTGCGAACGAATGCGCGGTTATACGCACATGGGGCACAACCAACGGTCTCGGGGAGCTTGCGCTCAAAGGCCCGACGTCCTCCACCGTGCTCGAACGCTGCCATGTGACGCTAATACCAAAGTCAAAGGTGCTGTTCACAATGGAATGTGCCCCGCTGGTATGGATCAAATAATCCCATCTTGACAAAACTTGTTATACTGTGTTATAATGTGTCTACACATTTGGAAGTAAGTCTTTGAAAGTAAACCAGTTTACTAACATCTTAGTAAGCGCAACCAAGGAGCAAGACTATGTACGACCTGACAAACTTGAACGACGACTACCCAGAACTGCCTGCGTTGAACTTCTCGCAGGCTCCGAAGATCGCAGTGCCTTCAATCTCTGGCAGCGCCATGTTGGTGGAGCTATCTATCCGCAATTGGGCAGGGCGCAAGTTGGACAAGAGCGCGTCACAGAAAGTGACCCTCGACAACCGTGCCTCTACCGGCGTTGCCAACGTCAACAAGAAGCTGCTGGGTGACTGCGCCGAGCTCTCTGCAGTGCTCAAGTTCGCTGCCGGTGTGCGTAACGCGCACTACGCCATGACAATGCCGTGGTCTGACACTGGGTTGCGCCTGCTGCCCACCAGCCAGTACTTCAAGTACAACCAGACGATGATTGACCTCAAGGCGCAGTACTTCGAGCTGGTCGACGCGTTCCTGTCCTCTTATGGCTGGGAGATTACCCAAGCGCAGGTCAAGCTGGGCGATCTGTTCAACCCCGACGAGTACCCCTCAGCGGCGTCGCTGCAGTCAAAGTTCGGGTTCGGGTTCACCTTCATTCCACTGGCCGAGGCGAAGGACTGGCGCATCGACATCGAGCACGAAGCCAAAGAAGAACTGGAGCAGCACTACGCCAGCTACTACCGCAGGCAGTGGGAGTCGGCAATGAGTGACGTGAACGCCCGGCTGCTGGACGTGCTGACACGTATGTCAGAGCGGCTGGACTACGGCGACAACGAGACCAAGAAGATTTTCCGCGACTCTCTGGTGGCGAACGTGCTGGAGATTGTGGAGTTGGTCGACGCCTGTAACCTCACCGGTGACCCCATCATGCGCAGTAACGCACAAGCCCTGCGTGACGCCCTGCACGGTATAGACGCCGCCGATTTGCGTGATGACCACAGGCTGCGTGCCGCCACCAAGAAAGCCGTGGACGAGGTGATCGCCTCACTGCCCGGCCTCGGCATGTAAGCCCGAAATACTAAGATTTTAGTAAACCCCACCCAGCGCCACATACCGTGGCGCGTTACTAGGAGCACGACCATGCAAATGTACAACCTCAACCTGCAGCAAGCCGCTGACCTCGTTCTGGCGTCACGATTCGGACGCACCGCAGTGCTGCTGCAAGGCCACATGGGCTGCGGTAAAACATCCATAGGCAAGACACTGGCAGCAGCGCTGCCCACTCACACGCTGTGCTACTTCGACTGCACAACCAAGTCCCTTGGGGACGTCATGGTGCCCAACATCAAGGATATGCACGGCAACGACTTCGTGCGCTTTGCGCCGAATGAAGAGTTCGGTGTGCATTTGAACAAGCCCGTGATCCTGAATATCGACGAGTACGGCAAGGCCGACCCCAGTACCAAGAACGCGCTGCTGCGTGTCATGCAGGAGTTTCAGGTGGGGCCGTATCCGCTGCCCGAGGGCTCGATTGTGTTTGCCACGACCAACCTCGGTGCCGAGGGTGTCGGCGATCTGCTGCCACCGCACGCTCGCAACCGCATCACCACGGTGACACTGCGTAAACCCACGGCCATGGAGTTCATCGAGTGGGGTATCTCCAACGGCATCGACCACGCCATACTCGGCTGGGTCAAGGACAACCCGCACTGCATGCAGTCATTCGAGGAAGTCAAAGACCCGGAGGAGAACCCGTACATCTATCACCCGCGCTCCACCCGCGCCGCGTTCGTCACGCCACGTTCACTGGAGAAGGCGTCCAACTGGCTGAAGCACCGCCGCTCACTGGATAACACAACGCTGACAGCAGCACTGATAGGCACACTGGGCGCGCAAGCAGCGATGGACATGGCCGCGTTCATCGAGATGGCAGACAAGCTGCCGACGCTCGACTCGATCAAGAAGTCCCCTGACACGGCACTTGTGCCGGACAACGTGGCCGCAGTGTGTATGGTGGTGTACCGCGTGCTGGGCTGCATTGACAAGAGCTGGGTGGAGGCATGGCACACCTACCTGCAGCGACTGCCCAACGAGGCGCAAGCCCTGTTCGTCAACGGCGTACGCTCTGACAAGTACAACAACGAGCGACGCATCGCCGTGATGAACGCTCCGTCATTCACTCAGTGGGTACACAAGTTCAGCTATCTGTTCGGAGGGGATCAGTAATGTTCAACACCAAGGTGAGCGAAGAGCAGCGACTGGAGAAGGCCATGTGCAACCTCATGGCCGAGCCGTATCTGATGGCGCTGTGCCCGGTGATGATGCTCGGCAAACGCACGATAGATGACAAGACGCCCACGGCCTGCACAGACGGGATCAACGAGAAGTACGGTCGCAAGTTCGTCGCCGCGTGTCCCGACAAACCCCTGCGCGGTGTACTGCTGCACGAGCTGGGGCACAAGATGTTCCGACACGTCACGACATGGCAGCACCTGTGGAAGCGCAACCCTCGCAAGGCCAACGTCGCAGCCGATTACGTTGTGAACCTGTGGGTGCAGAGCCTGATCGACAGCGGCGTCAACGCATCCATGGACTGGCCGCACCCCGCCGTCTGCCTGCTCGACGACAAGTACAAGGGCATGAGTGTGCAGCAGGTGTTTGATCTACTGCCAGATGACGGCGACGAAGGCGGTGCTGACGACCACGACTGGGAAGCTGCGCAGCAGATGACAGATGACGAAGTGCAGGAGCTGGCCGAGCAGATTGACTCCGCGCTGCGCCAAGGCGCACTTGCTGCACAGAAGGCGGGTAATGGCACCCAGCTGGACTTAGGCGAGCTGCTGACCCCGAGGGTTGACTGGCGCGCCGCGCTGCGGGAGTTCATCAGCACAACTTGCGCCGGCAACGATTACGCCACATGGTCTCGCCCCAACCGCAGGTTCATCGGCTCAGGGGTGTATATGCCCAGCGGGGTGAGTGAGCAGGTGGGTGAGATTGTGGTGGGTATCGACACCTCCGGCAGTATCGACGCCGCCGCGCTGCGTGAGTTCTTGTCAGAGGTGGCGGGTATCTGCGAGCAGGTCAAGCCTAGCCGCCTGCGCCTGCTGTACTGGGACACTGACGTGCAGGGTGAGGAAGTGTACGACCTGACCTCATTGCCTACGCTCGCCAGTTCAACAAAGCCTGTCGGTGGTGGAGGCACCAGCGCCGCGTGCGTGCCAGACTATCTGCGCGAGAAGAACATCAAGCCGCAGGCGGTGGTGATGCTGACTGATGGGTATGTGTATTCGTGGGGTCAGTGGGACGTGCCGTTGCTGTGGTGTGTGATTGGGTCTAAACAAGTTCCGCCCGTCGGGCGCGTGGTGTACGCAGGAGCAGGTCTATGAAGAACGATGTAATCCGAGTGGAGTTCAGGCCAGATCATCGGTGGCAGATAGAAGTCAGCGCCTTTGAGCTCGACCCGGAGCAGTTTGGGCTGCGCAGCTGGTACACGTCAGTTGACACAATGCCTAAATGGATACAAGATAAGTTAATAAAGCTACAAATAATGCAGACCCCTCCGCCGGTTATCGACATTGCTGGAGTTGGTAAACGGATAGGAAACAACGTGTTCTGGGTGTACCCAGACGAGTAACTTACGGAGCATAAGATGCGGTACAAACCATGCTTAAGTTGTTCGGCGTTATTTTTTTACTACGAAGGGGAAGAGTGGAAAACACAGTGCCTGCGGTGCTACCTGCAGAAGAGGCAGAAACAAGCGGACAGCAAACCAACGCAGAACGGAACGGACATACCCGATGATATTTTGAAAAAGCTGATAATCCTGTGCCACCCTGACAAACACGGGAACAGCGAGATGAGCAACGCTGTAACTGTTTGGCTGCTGAGCAAAAAGCAAACCCGCGCCGGTAAGCGCGGCTACAAATAACTACTGTTATCGAGGCACCGCCATGGCGATGACGCCAGAGAAGAAAGTCAAACAGCGCGTCGTCGCGCAACTCAAAACGATAGGCGCGTATTACTTCTACCCAGTGACGGCGGGGTATGGCACCTCGGGGGTGCCCGACGTAGTGTGCTGTCATCAGGGCCGATTCATTGGCATCGAGTGTAAGGCAGGTAAAGGCAAGACCACGGCCCTGCAAGAGAAGAACCTCAACGACATTCGAGACGCAGGGGGTGTGGCGCTCGTGATCAACGAGACAAACGTCGATCAACTGCTGGAATTACTAAAATCTTAGTAAAGAAAGCGTTTGCACTCCCAGCCGGAGGTGGAGCAAAACACCGGCAGCGCAAGGAGTCAGCGGTCTGTGTCACCACGCTCCCCGCCACGTAGAGACGACACACTGGTTGCCCCGTCGGGAACAACATCTGGTGCTATCGTGGATACGTGCTCTGATTGCGTACCGGTGCCGTCAGCGGTTTATCTGGCGGACACAAATTTACTACTAAGGAGCAACAACCATGAAAGCGCAAAAACGACTAGAAGCAGAAGACGTACGACACGAAGTATTCCGCCAGTTGCTTGACTTGCTCTGGGGCTATAACGGTGAAGCACTAAAAGAATTGGCCGATGAGGCCGGCATCCACTGGACGACGATCTACGCATGGCAGAGAGGCGCGACATACGCCCCTCGCATCGACAAGATCGCTGCCGTCGCCACGGTGCTCGGTTATACCCTGACGCTGACGAAGAGTTCGTCCACACCAGCGCTGCGGAGAATCAAATGAGTGGTATTCCAGAAGGTGCAGTAGACGCAGTGACCGATCTGTTCGACAAGGTGCTGCGCACCATCGACGAGTGGGAAGAAAAGAGCCCCGAGTCAGAGGAGTTCAAGCAGGACGTGGTGATCAACACCATGACCAATGTACTGGCCGTGATGTCGATGGAGTACGGCTACGAGCCTGAATTTATTACCCACTCACTGCTGTCCACCCTACGCGTCAACGGGGCGTTCGACGACGATCACGCAACGGTACATTAACAACCAACCACCCAAGGAGAAACACCATGAACCATCTGATGGACAACATAGGCCACACCCAGCTCGGCGCAGAAAAGCCAATGCCTGCTGTAGAAATCCCTCTGCAGATGCAGGTAATTGGAGGCGAGCTAAACCGGCTTTACGATGTGATCGATACCTTGCACAAGCGTCTTGATTCCGTGTGTTCCGCCGAACAGGATGTGAACGAAATCGACTCCAAGCCTCCCACTCCCCAAACGGATCACGGTAGACAGCTACACCTCTTTGCACAGGACATACGCCTTGCCACGCATCGAATTGGGATTTTGCTCCGGAGACTTGAGCTGTGATCCTCTACGAGATCATGTGCATCGCGATGGCGGTGTACTGGGAAGCGCGGGGTGAGCCGATTGAAGGGCAGTTCGCAGTGGCCGAGGTTGTGGTGAACCGCATGCACGACCCGCGCTACCCGGCCGACGCCTGCAGTGTGGTGTACGAGGCCGACTACTACCCATGGGCACCCGAGGTGCCGGTGCGGCACCAGTGCCAGTTCAGCTTCTTTTGCGACGGCAAGTCGGACGAGCCGACAGACTACGTGCCTTGGAAAGTAGCGCAGCTGATCGCAGCTGCCGTGTACGAAGGACGAGCCGCTCCCGTGATCGGAGAAGCGACACACTACCACGCGACCCGCGTGCGCCCTGACTGGGCAGCGACAGGCGACGTGGTGGCGAAAGTAAATGACCATGTGTTCTATGAAGGAGTGAGGTGAAATGAAACATCTATTCGCAAAGTGGTCTCGCCGTGGTGAAGTGGAACGTACGATCTACGAAGTGATCGGCAACGATGAATTCACGCGTGCCGAGGTTGTCCGGCTGGTGCTGGAGCGCGGCGGGGTGCTGGCAAAACTGCAGACCAAGTCCCGCCGTGCAGCGGTGGATGACGCGCTGACGGAAATGCGTAACTCCGGCCGACTTGAGATAGCCAAGCCTGCGTCCACCAGAGGCGAAGCCCATATCTACCGCTGCCCCGTGGTGCCAGATAAGGACGCCGATGGTCCGCAGCCTGACAGACCCGCAGCCACCATGACGATGCGTGAAGAGGTCATCGTACGGCTGGCGTGTGCGATGGCGAGCAACGCGAGGTATTTTGCAGAGGGGTGCCCAAAGGGTAGGCTGGTCAGGGATTACGTAAACGAATGCGCAATTGATCAGGCGGACGCACTGATAGCCGCGATGGGGGTGACCGGTGATCACAATCACGCTAAATAAGATCAGGGCGCACGGCCCGTGTGAATCAGGTTGGAAAAAGCTGCTGAAAGCCAAAGCCGGCGTTGGTATGGACGAAGAGTTCCCGTTGTCTGATGTACTCGACAGCAACGGACTAGACGACGCGCTGTGGTGTCTGCGATGCCTACCGGAGCATGACAAGACGTGGAGGTTGTTCGCGGTGTGGTGTGCTCGGCGGGTGCAGCATCTGCTGACTGATAAGCGCAGCCTTGACGCGCTGGACGTAGCAGAGCGGCACGCGCGCGGGCTTGCGACGGACGAAGAACTCGCCGCAGCATGGGACGCAGCATGGAACGCAGCATTAGGCGTAGCATTTGGCGCAGAAGGGGCCGCAGCACGGGCCGCAGCATGGGCAGCAGCACGGGCCGCAGACGCAGCATGGGACGCACAGGACGCAGCACAAGACGCAGCACGGGAAGCAGCTTGGGGCGCAGCATGGGCCGCAGCAGAGGCCGCAGCACGGGGCGCGCAGGAGGAAAAGTTTCGGGAGGTGATCAATGATCACAATAACGCTTAATAAAATCCGGGCGCACGGCCCGTGCGAATCAGGTTGGAAAACGTTGCTGAAAGCCAAAGCCGGCATCGGAATGGATGAAGAATTTCCGTTATCTCATGTACTCGACAGCAACGGACTGGACGACGCGCTTTGGTGTCTGCGGTGCCTGCCTGAGCATGACAAGGTGTGGAGGCTGTTTGCGGTGTGGTGCGCTCGGCGGGTGCAGCATCTGATCACGGATCAACGCAGCATCAACGCACTGGACGTAGCAGAGCGGCACGCGCGCGGGCTTGCGACGGACGAAGAACTCGCCGCAGCACGGGGCGCAGCACGGGCCGCACGGGACGCAGCAGGGTACGCAGCATGGGACGCAGGGGCCGCAGCAGGGGGCGCAGCATGGGACGCAGCATGGGGCGCAGCATGGGCCGCAGCATTGGGCGCAGCATTGGCCGGAGCAGGGGCCGCAGCAGGGGCCGCACGGGTCGCAGCAGGGGACGCACTTGACGTAGCAGAGCGGCACGCGCACGGGCTTGCGACGGACAAAGAACTCGCCGCAGCAAAGGCCGCGCAGGAGGAAAAGTTGAGGGAGATGATAAATGACTGAAGACCAAGCACACCAGAAACTCGCTGATATGGAGCGAGTCGGGCTGATAGTGAGTTACAACGTGACAATGACACGCGGCGATCACGCTACGCGGGTAGCAGCACAGAGTGTTGAGACGCTGATCGGGCATTTCTGTGCCGCAGTACGCGAGCACATGCACGGCTGCACCGACGATGGCCGCCAGCGACTGCTGGACTACTACAACCATGTGATCAAACAATATCCGGGAGGCGAGGAATGAGTGACATTGAGACGATACGGGAGGCGCTGGAAGCCTACGTAAAAGTCGCTAAAGAACTGTACTGGGAAGGATGGAGCTCTGCGGACCGTCATGCAAAACTCGCACCAAAAGCCCTGCGCCTGTTCGACGAGCTGGCGGTGGCGGAGCCAATGATCGTTTGGCAAGAAGAACGCCCGCGGGTTGAGCTAACGCTGGAAGAGATCGAGAACATCATCAAATCCAACATCACCATCACCGACCCCAACCTGTACGAAGGTGTGTACGCTGTGGCAGTTGGTATAGAGCAAGCCATTATGGAGAAGAACAAATGATGCCTGATTACTGCAAGAACGAAGGATGCTTGGAAGCCGAGTTCGTGGGGGAATACTGCTTGGACCACGCCCCGAGACAAGCGCCGGGTACCCCAAGCGCATCGCAAATCCTGACCACCGCCGCCGGGCACCTGCAAGAACGTGCCGCGACCTACGACCAGCCGCAAGGCGAGCGCAGCATCGGCAAGACCGTGAACATGTTCCGCGCACTCACCGGGATCAGTATGACCGAGGAGCAAGGCTGGCTGTTCATGGCGTGCCTGAAGATGGTAAGAGCGCAGCAAGGCGGGTATCGTGCGGACAGCTACGAGGATGGCTCGGCATATTTTGCGCTGGCTGGCGAGAGCGCAGCGAAGGAGCGAACATGACCAATAACGAGCGAGAAGAATACAGGCTTGCGGCTTTGGCTGCAGGATATGATTACAGGCACGTTGAAGGAGTAGGCCACGTTAGATGGATTCGGTCCGGGAAATCAGGGTTTTATGGCGGATGGAGTCCCAAGACAGACAAGGCCGACAGCTTTGACTTGATGGCGGCTTGCAGAATGGATTTGTTTTTGAGCAGCGGCAGCGTTAGGGCATCTAATGGTGAATCGGTGTCAGGGATATATCAGTCAGACAAGCCTATTGATGAGCAAGCAATGGAAGTCATATTCATGAGGGCCGTAGCCAAGGGCCGCTCTATTGAGGAGAGAAAATGAGATTCAAGAAACTTACCCCCGACGCGATCACCCCGACACGGGGCACGACACACGCAGCGGGGCTGGACCTGTACGCGTTACGCACGACCCTCCTGCCGCCGAACGAACCAACCATGGTGCACACCGGCATTGCCGTTGAAATTCCAGAGGGCTACGTGGGGCTGTTGTTCGCCCGCTCAAGCATGGGGCATTGCGGTGTGTCCATGACCAACGCGGTGGGGGTCATCGACGCCGACTATCGCGGGGAGATCATGCTCAGTCTGAGGTACACCAGCGGGGGATACGGGCTTTACAACGTTTCTCACGGCATCGCAAAAGGTGAGCGCATCGGCCAGCTGGTAGTGGTTCCTGCCCCGCTGTTCGAGCTGGAGGAAGTAGAGGAGCTGTCAGAGACAGCGCGTGGAGAAGGCGGTTTCGGAAGCACTGGCAAATAATAGAGGTGTGGTATGGAAAGCGACGACGACACCGTAGAACGATCTGAAGAAGGCCCGAAGATTGACCAAGGCGCGCTGGACGCTGCCGTGAAGCGCTTTCTCGCCTCTGGCGGGACGATCACGCAAGTACCCGCCGGAGTAACCACACTCGGTGCGATCGCTGACCATGAAGCACGAAAAAAACTTGAACGTATAAGGAACTTTGGGGATAAAAAATGAGGGTTGTTGTAGGGGACTTTGAAACGTTCTGGTCTAAAACGCATTCGCTGACAAAGATGTCAGCGGTAGAGTACGTCATGCACCCGGATACGCAGGTAATATCACTCTCCTTGAAGTACGCCGCTGACACTGCGCCGAAAGTTCTGTTCGGCGAGGCCGCTATCCGCAGAGAGCTGGAATCACAGGACTGGAGCGACACGCTGTTGGTAGCGCACAACATGTCTGGTTTTGACTGCATGATTTTTGCGTGGAGGTTCGGAGTTAAACCAAAGGCGTGGGGGTGCACACTGGCGATGGCGCGGCCGATTTACGCCAAGACGTGCGGGGTATCGTTGGCGGCACTGGTGACTAAGTACAGTCTGGGGGTGAAGGATAACAGCGCGCTGGTCAACACACAGGGCAAACGACTCGAGCAGTTTACCGACGAAGAGCTTGCCGAGATGGAGAAGTACAACGCCGCGGATTCCGAGCAGTGCTATGGGCTGTTCACAAAATTGGTGCCCCACTACGACGCCAAGGAGCTGTGGCAGATAGACGCAACGATCCGCATGTTGGTAGAGCCACAATTCGTACTCAACCGCAAGCTGCTGGAGAGCACGCTCGACGCGGAGCAACTTCGGAAAGTAGAGTCGTTGCGCCGGGTAGCGCAGATAATCCCCGGAGCCTCCACTGCCTACGTGTCAGGCGATGACGCGGAAGAATACGTCAGGTCGCAGCTGGCGTCTGCGCCCAAGTTCGGCAAGCTGTTGGAGTCACTGGGGGTAGAGATACCGACAAAGACAAGCCCTACCGACGACACGAAGCGTATCCCAGCACTAGCTAAAACAGATGAGGGATTTATTTCCCTGCTGGAGCATGAGGACGAGCTGGTAGCGATGGCCGCAGCGGCTCGACTGGACGTAAAGTCAACCTTATTGGAAACACGCCTGCAGATGTTCATAGACACTGGGAAGAAGCTGCGCGGCAAGCTGCCTATCCCGCTGCATTACTGCGGGGCGGATACAACCGGGCGATGGAGTGGGTGGCTGTACAACCCGCAGAACTTGCCACGAATAGACCCAAAGAAGCCGAAGCTGTCCGATGCGCTGCGCAAGTGCATGAGCGCCCCGCCGGGGCATAAGGTAGTCGTGGCCGATTTGTCCGGCATCGAGCTGCGCGTAAACCACTTTCTCTGGAAGGTGCCGTCTTCCATGGCGCTGTACAAGGCGTCCCCCGGAAAGGCGGACCTCTACGTGGACTTCGCCAGCAAGCTGTACAACATAGCCCCGGAAGAAGTCACCAAGGCACAGCGGCAGGTGGGCAAAGTAGCTCACTTGGGGTTGGGGTTTGGCGCTGGCGCAGCGGCATTCAAGAAGGTTGCTAAGCTGATGGGGGGAGTCGACATAAGTGAGGGGGAAGCCCGAGCGATCACGCAGCGATGGCGTGATACGTACGAGGACATTGTGCTGGGGTGGCGACGGTGCCACGACCTGCTATCGTACCTGCAGAGCGGAGACGCAGTTGTTGTAGACCCGTGGGGGCTCGTAGTCACTGAGAAAAACGCGTTTGCGCTGCCAAGTGGGAGAAAGATTCGATACCCCGCGCTGCGCGAAGAGCCTCGTGAAAACGGGAAAACAGAGTGGGTGTATGGCACTGGTCGGCACCAAGCCCGCATCTACGCAGGGAAGGTGGTGGAAAATCTTGTGCAGGCGCTGGCCCGTGATGTGATCGCGCAGAACGCGTATGATGTTTACAAGCAGCTGAAGCTGCGCCCGTCGTTGATGGTGCACGACGAGCTGGTGTACGTAGTGCCGGAGGACTCGGCGCAGCAGGTACTGGACGTAGTGCAGCGCGTAATGCGCACCCCACCAAAGTGGTGGCCTAGTCTGGTGACGTGGAGTGAAGGCGACATAGCCCAAACATACGGTGACGCAAAGTGAAAAAACCAACGTGGTCCTTCAGCGCCATGAAACTGTTCGAGCAATGCCCGAGGAAGTACTACCACCTCAAGATCAAGAAGGACTTCAAGGACGAGCAGAACGACGCTGCGCTGTACGGTGAGCAGTTCCATGAGGCCGCCGAGTTCTATGTGTCGGAGAAGGCAGAGCTGCCCAAACAGTTCGGATTCGCCAAAAAGGCACTAGACAAACTCAAGGCACTCCCCGGGAAGAAGTACTGCGAGTACGAGATGGGCCTGACCGAAGACCTCGAAGCGTGCGCAATCGACGACCCGAAAGTGTGGTGGCGTGGCATCGCGGACCTCAGTATCATCGATGGGACAAAGGCAAAAGTGCTCGACTACAAGGCCGGCAAGAGCGCCAAGTACGCAGACACAGACCAGCTGGAGCTGATGGCACTGGCGACGTTCAAGCACTTCCCGCAGGTGCAGGAAGTCGATGCGGCGCTGTTCTTTGTCGTTGCGAAAGCGTTTATACGCCGTGAGTACAAGCGTGACGAAGCACCGGGACTTTGGGCCAAGTGGCTCAAGCGGTACGGCCGGATACTGACTGCGATTGACACCGGGGTGTGGAACCCCAAGACATCCGGGCTATGCAAAAAGTACTGCGTAGTACTGAGCTGCCCGCACAACGGGAGGAACATGTAATGCCTACAGCAAATGCGACAACTGGCATAAGCGGGGCACACCTAATAAAGGGAATTGATCCCTCAAAACCGGCCGTCTACGATAAAACGTGGTGCGATGTCATGGAGTATGAACGCACGGCGGCACTGCCTGTGCAGTTTAAAACTGTGTTTCTGACCCGATTACTCAGTGTAGAACGGTACGATTTTCTGGCTCGTAAAATTCTGGAAGACGGTGCGAGGCTGTACGATGAGGTGCTGGTCGGACACCCCCGCCCCCGCTGCATAATCATGAAGCACGGGGGTAGAGAGTACGTACAGATCGGTCACAGGTATCTGGTCAGGAAAACAATCGAGGAGGAACATCTGATGCCAAGTTCAAAGAACTACGTGCGTGACTACAAGCAAGAAGCCAAGACCGCCAAGGCCCGTGGTGAACACGAAGACCGCATGGAGCGCCAGCGGGCTCGACGTGCGATTGACAAGACCGGTGTTGACCGAAACGACAACGGCATCGCCGACCGGCGTGAGGGCAAGGATGTGTCTCACAACAAGATGATGAAGAACGGCGGCACTAACGCCGACGGGTACAAGCTGGAGTCCCCCAGCAAGAACCGCAGCCGAAACGGCCACAAACCGAAAAAGAAGTAAGGGTCACAATGCAGATTTACGACAACAAGGCCGTGCTGCTGCGCGTGCGCAACCCGCAGCAGATACTCAACACTATCCCCAAGAGCAAGCAGCTGCCAGACGGGCGCGTCGCAGTAAACTGGGGGCTCGAAGAGATGCAGGTGTTGAAGAACATCGGCGTCAAGAAAGTCCCCTCGCCCATCAACCGCTCTTACAACTGGCCCGGGCTTTACACCCCGTTTGCTCACCAGCGCACTACGGCTGAGTTTCTGACCCTGCACCGCCGAGCCTTCTGCTTCAACCAGCAAGGCAGCGGGAAGACCGCAGCTGCTGCGTGGGCGGCCGACTATCTGATTACCGCAGGGATCATCCAGCGCGTGCTGGTGGTGTGCCCGCTGTCCATTATGGACGTTGCGTGGCGATCAGACTTCTTCAAGACCATCATGCACCGTAAGGTGGATATTGCCCACGGCAGCGCAGCAAAGCGTAAAGCCGTGATAGAGAGCGACGCTGAGTTTGTTATCACAAATTACGACACCGTGGTGAACTCACTCGACGACCTCAAGTACGGCCGATTCGACCTTATCATCTGTGACGAGGCCACGTACCTCAAGAACGTGCAAACAAAACGCTGGAAAGCTCTGCGACAGTTGGTCGGGCCGGACACATGGCTGTGGTTAATGACAGGCACCCCGGCAGCACAGTCTCCAGAGGATGCCTACGGGCTGGCAAAACTCGTGAACCCACTCGGAGTGCCGAAGTATTTCACCGGATTCCGCGACCTCGTGATGTACAAGCTGACACAGTTTAAGTACGTTCCCAGACCGGACGCCAAAACGATTGTGCATGAAGCACTGCAGCCGGCAATACGCTTTACCAAAGCGGAGTGCATGGACTTGCCCGACATGGTGACAATCAAACGGCGCGTCGAACTGACACCGCAGCAAACCAAGTACTACGAGATCATGAAAAAGAAGATGATTATCGAGGCAGCGGGTGAGCAGGTGACAGCCGCTAACGCAGCGGTAAAGCTGGGAAAACTCCTCCAGATTTCGGCCGGAGCGGTGTACAGCGAAGACGGTGAGACGGTGGAGTTCGACATCACCAGTCGATACAACGTGCTGATGGAGGTGATTGCCGAGACAGAGAACAAGGTGCTGATCTTTGCCCCTTTCCGCAGCGTCATCGAGGTGCTCGCCAATCGGCTGAACAGCGACGGGGTAAGCGCCGAGATCATCAACGGAGGGGTGAGTGCGTCCAACCGCACCGACATCTTCCAGAGGTTTCAGACGACAGACAACCCCCGCGTGCTGGTGATACAGCCGCAAGCTGCAGCGCATGGAGTGACGCTCACTGCTGCGGATACCGTCGTGTGGTGGGGGCCAACCTCCTCGGTTGAGATATATGAGCAGGCCAACGCTCGCGTGCATCGTTCTGGGCAAAAGAACAAGTGCACCGTCGTACATCTGCAAGGGTCTGGGGCCGAGGGTCATGTCTTTTCCATGCTGGAAAACAAGGTCAGTGTCCACGCGGATATGATAAATTTATATAAAAAAGTGCTTGCGTAGTATAAATAAGCCCAGTACAGTAGGTAGCACACTGAACCACTGGAGGCGAGCATGGCCGAGCAAAAGACAGTTGAGACCGAAGACCCAAAGCTGACCAAACTGGTTCGGGTCTATCTCAAAATGAAGGAAAAGCACGACGAGATCACTTCGGCGTTCAAGGAAAGTGAGAAAGAACTTGCGGAAAAAATGGCGCTGGTCAAAAGCGCTCTGCTGGAGTACTGCAAGGAGCACGGAGTAGAGGGTGCCCGTACCAAGTACGGCCTGTTCTACCGAACGACGACAACCAACTATTGGACCAACGACTGGCAGCAGATGCACCAGTTCGTTCTGGAGCACGCTGCCCCAGAGCTTCTGGAAAAGCGGCTGCACCAAGGCAACATGAAACAGTTCTTGGAAGAGAACCCCGACGTGTTGCCGCCCGGCCTCAACACCGAAACGAAATACCAGATTAGCATTCGGAGAAAGTGATGAATAGCAACAACCTTATCAGGATCGGCGAGCTGGCGGAACGCCTGCAAGTTTCCACGGTTACCATAAGAAACTGGATGGAAAGCGGTGTCATACCAAAGAGTTCGTACATTGCTGTTCCCGGCGACAATCGAACCACATACCGGTTTGACTATGATAAGGTACGCGACCACCTTAGCGCCGACAATGCCGAAGGGCGCAAACAACTTGAACTCGACTTGTAACAACCAAACCAAAACGCAGAGGATAGTATGAGCAACGTAACATTGTTTGAAGGCAAGAAATTCAAGCTGCCAGCCATGCCGGCAGGCTTTGAAGACAGCATCACTAAGACCATCGCAGGCGGTGGCAGCGGCGGCGCGGGTAACCGTCGAATCTCTATCAAGGGTAAGGCGTTTCGTCAGGTGGTGAACGGCGAAGAAGTCTACGTCAGTGAAGATCGCGCACTGGATGTAATTCTGGTGAACGCTGCGCCGGTGTCCCGTCAATACTACGAAGGGGCGTACGACCCCAAAGCACAAGCTATTCCTCCCACCTGCTGGTCTTCTGATACTCAGAAGCCAGACGCAGCTGTGCCGGAAGACCAGCGCCAGAGCGACAAGTGCATGACCTGCCCAAACAATATCAAGGGTTCCGGTCAAGGCGAGTCCCGTGCGTGCCGATTCTCCCAGCGCGTTGCAGTGCTGCTTGATGGTGAAGTTGAGAAGAAAGAGGTGTACCAGCTGCAGCTCCCGGCCACCAGCGTGTTCGGCGACGGCAAGGACGGCAAGATGGGCCTGCAGGCATACGGCAAGTTCTTGGCCGCAAACTCTGTGCACGCTATTTCCGTGGTCACCCGCATGAAGTTTGATGTTTCCAGCGAACAGCCTAAGCTGTCCTTCAGTGCGGTGCGCCCGTTGGATCAAGAAGAGCTCGAAATCGCGCTGGAGATGCGTGACTCCAAGGAAGCCAAGGACGCTATCACGATGACTGTCGGTGCGTTTGACGGCGACAAAACCTCCGGGTCTTCCGCAAAGCCTGCGGCCAAAAAGGCTGCCCCGGTAGTTGAAGATGAGGAAGAAGCGCCTGCGCCGAAAGCCAAGAAGAAACCTGCCCCGGTAGTCGAGGAAGACGAAGACGAAGCGCCAGCACCGAAGAAGAAAGCTGCCCCGGTGGTTGAGGAAGACGACGAGCCGGTGGTGCGCAGCTCCAAGAAGCCCGCGCCAAAAGACGAACCCGTGGGTGAGCTCGACGACTTGCTGGGTGAGTGGGACGACTAATCCCAAATAGACTGTGCATACTTTAGGCGGGGGCGCTCCGGCGCCCCTTGTCGTCTCTAGAGATCGCTGGTGGGATATGGGCGCACTAAAATTCTTAGAACATGTGCTCGCCGAGGGGCAGCACTACTGCATATTTGCCGTCAAGGCCGGTCAAAAGCAGCTCACGCAAAAGTTCTTTTCGTCTCTTGTAGACATGGGGGAATACGCACAGGAGCTTGATGAAACCGACCACGATGTGTACTTCGCGTTGGCGTCTTTTCTTTCCGAGGGTAAACGTACCGCGGATAACGCAGAGAAGCTGCGCTCGTTTTTTCTTGATCTGGACTGTGGCAAAGACAAAGGCGACAAAGGTTTTCCGACACAGCAAGCGGCGGTAAAGGCCGTGCGCGTGTTCTGCCAAACACACCAGCTTCCGAAACCCACGATGGTGAACTCCGGTCGCGGGCTGCACGTGTACTGGGCAATGGACGAGGACATGCCGAAGAGGGAGTGGCACCCGCTCGCGCTTCGCTTCAAGCAAATGTGCCTGAACCACGGGCTTAACATTGACCCGGTTGTACCGGCTGACTGCGCACGGGTGCTGCGCTGCCCGGGGACACGTAACCATAAGGACAGCCCGCCGAAGAACGTAGCGGTGCTTGCGGATTTAGAGCCGGCGATGTCGCTGGATAAGTTCAAAGCGATTCTGGATCACTACGTGCCAGAAGGCGAGGTGCCGCCGAAGAAGGCGCGTACAAACGCAGCTGACCCCATGATGGCGTCCCTGATGGGAAATGCCACCAGCCGATTCAAAACCATTCTTGAGAAGAGCGCCAAGGGGCGCGGCTGCCTGCAACTGGTCAACATCACAACAAACCAAGCAGACGTCGAAGAGCCGCTGTGGCGTGGCGGGCTGTCTATTGCGGTGAACTGCGTGGACGGCGACAAAGCCATTCACATTATCTCTCGCAAGCACCCGAAGTACGACCCAGAGGAGACTCAGAAGAAAGCCAAGCTGACCGCAGGCCCCTATCACTGCGCGACATTTGACAGCATGAACCCCGGGCTTTGTGATAAGTGCCCCAACAACGGCAAACTGACGTCGCCGATTCAGCTGGGCAAGGAGATTATTCGGGCGCAGGACGAAGATAACGTCGTGTTTGACCGCCCTGAGCAGATGAAGACTGTTGAACTGCAGGCGTACACAATACCTAAATACCCTGCCCCTTACTTCCGCGGAAAGAACGGCGGCGTGTACATCGAGACCGAGAACCGGGAAGGGGATGCAGTTGAAATGCTGGTGTATGAGCACGATCTGTATGTTCTGCGACGCGTGGAAGACCCCGAGGAAGGCGCGTCAATTGTGATACGGGTGCACCTGCCGTATGACGGAGTGAAAGAGTTTACGGTGCCTATGTACGCGGCGACGGCTCGGGACGAGCTGCGAAAGTACCTGTCGAGAAACAGCGTGGCGGTTGCCACAACCGCACACTGGGAGGCATTAATGAGTTACGTTATAAAATGGGTCTCCAATCTGGAGCACACTTCCGCTGCGGACTTGAGCCGCAGACAATTCGGCTGGACTGACGATGAGTTTTCCAGCTTTACGCTGGGTCGCGCCCGCGTGCTGCCGGACCGTGTGGAGCTTAACGCACCATCGAGCAAGACGTCCCACTTCTTCCCCATGTTTGAACCGCAGGGGTCTATGGACGAATGGAAGAATAATTTGGAGTTCTTCAACAAGCCGGGGTTTGAGTCGTACCAATACATTATTGGCACAGCATTCGGCTCTGTGCTGACCAAGATGACTGCGATCAAGGGGTCGATATTTCACTTCCACAGCAAGGATTCAGGGTACGGCAAGACCACGGCGTTGCTGGCGGCTGCCAGTCTGTGGGCCGACCCGTCTAAGTTTGTGAAGTTCGAGCGCGACACCTACAACGACAAGATGAACTACGCAGAGGTCATCAAGGACTTGCCGCTGTATTGCGACGAGTTGACCAACATGAACCCGAAGGAGACCAGCGACTTTATCTACCAGATTCCGAGCGGCAAGCAGCGTGGCCGATTGGCTCAAGGTGCTAACTCATCCCGCTGGCGCGGGGACCCATGGAGCTTCATCTGCGTCACAACCGGCAACGCCAGCCTCATCTCCAAGGTGAACTCCTACAAGGACGCACCGAAGGCAGAGATGCAACGTGTGCTGGAGTTCTCTCCGCAGAAAAAGAACCTTGCCAAGCACGACACCGATGCGCTGGCAAAATCCATTGAGCTTCACTTCGGTCACGCGGCGATACCGTATCTGCAGTACATCATGAACAACGTCGACGAAATCCAGAAGCTGCTGGTCAGCGTTCAGATGAGCATCGATGCCCGTGCCGGGCTCACTGCGCAAAACCGATTCTGGTCAGCGCAAGCTGCGTGTGTGATTACGGGTCTACTGATTGCCAAGCGCCTCAAGTACATAAAATACGATGTCAAAGCGCTGATTGATTGGGTGGTGAACTACCTGCGCGAGTACAAGGAAGAAGACGTCAATATGTACAACCACGACGCCACGCAAGTGGTCAGCGACTATTTCTACGCCAACGTGAACGACTTCCTGCGCATCCGGGACTCAAGCGACGGCCGTGCCGATAACAGTAGTCGGGCAGATGTGCTGGACCATCTGGTTGTGCCGGAAGCAATGCCTCGCGTCGCGCTGCTCGGCCGGTTGGAGACCGACAGCAACACGCTGTACTTGATGCCAAAGCCTTTCAGGGCATGGTGTGCAGACAGACAGATCGACTACAACGGGGTGATTCGAGAGCTGCGCACCATGCCGTGCGGCGCGAAGGTGGTTTCCAAGCGCATGGGCAAAGGCACAAAGTTGAATCTGCCGCCGGTGAGCGTGCTTATGCTGCAGGGAGCGTCGTGGCTTAGCGACGCAGGGACTGAAGATGAAGTCGTCAATAACGCCCAGAAAACCGAGGAAGAATGAGCACCGCGGGGTTGCCATGGACTTGGCCCCCGACGGTTTACGCATGGTGGTGAACTGGAAAACCTTTGACCCCGGATGCTCCGTGTTCGTCCCTTGCATCGACATGGTGGAAGCCGTGGCGCAGTTTTACGAGATTGCACAAAGCAAAGGCTGGGTCTGCGATCACCGCTGCCGGGTGGAGAATAAACTGCAAGGGGTTCGTTTCTGGCGACTGGCCTGATAGACTTGCCACGGTTGTTACTTACGGAACCCCGGCAGCCAAACTCCCTTAATGCTGCCGGGGTATTTTTAGAAGCCCCACGCGTCGGCTTCTTCCTCCCATCTACCTTCAAACCCCACACCGGGCAAACTACCCATTTTCATTCTGGCAGTGTTGCGATCCCGAGTTTCGATAGACTGTCTTAGGTCGGAGCTCTTAATTGTTTTTTGTGGGTACTCACGGTTGAACTCCACAATATCTTCCAGAGCGCTCAGGTATCCGGCAGAGTCTTTGGTGCGATAAGCGGTATATATTCTCTCGTACAGCCGATTACGCTTGTTCATGATGCTGTCTTCGTAACGATTCTGTCGAGTCGTGAAGTCCATGCTGCGAGCGTAATCGGCCGGTGCGAACCCCAAAAACTGCGACAGCAGAGCGCCTGCACCAACATCATCAACCACAGGGTCCCCTCGCAGTGTGAGCGCACCTTTAGACGCAAACCGTGCTGTTTTGAACATGTTAGACAGCGCCACCGGCATCAGACTTTCAACACCTCGGTCTATACGACCTTCTTGGATCAGCTCTATACCGCGAACAAACCGGTTTATTGAACCAAATGTCGGTCCGCCAAACATCGCCACTCCCCAATCCCAAATGCTCGCGCCATCCGGCAAAGTGGTGTCCCTGATGAGCATGTTGGTGTACTCAATACGCGGACCGATGTTCATGTTGAGCGCCGCCGCGAACAACCCTTCAGTCGCCCCAGTGCCGATAGTTTTTCGCATCAAGGTTTCTGCGTCATCTTCTTCGTCATCCGCAAAGGCATCATAGACCGCAAAGACCACGCCCATGAGAGGAAGTCCGCGCACCCCAGCAAGCGCAGCCGACATAGCGGACATCATTAACCACTGACTCCATGCGGCGCGTTTTAGTTTTTGAGCATCCGCGTCGTTGGGGTCTACGCCTCGGAACATAGTGCTGAGAAGTCTACCCTGCAAATAGTACTGCAGTGACGCGTACTGCTTATACATTCCAACAACAGACCATATCGGGTGCTGGGTGTATCCGGGCTTTGTGAGCGATGAAGACCCGCCATTTAGCATAAGGCTGTCCCTGACAGCTTCTTGCGCGACACTTTGGCGAACCTCTGGGGTTATAGCTTTTCCTTCTTTTTTCAGTTTTGCCAGTTCCGCTTTATACTGCGCGGTTACTGTCATCTCGCGTTTGAAGCGCTCGGTGCTGTGCAGCAGAACACCCATGTAGGCGTTTGCATTAGACAGCAGCCCACTTTCGCCAACTTCGACCGATTCTTTTTGCGTCGAAAAACGCTGCGAATGCCCCGTGAGCAGCAGCTCGTCTCTCAGTTCTTTAAGCTCCGCAGTTTCTGGGTCAAGGTTTGGGTCGTTATAATCGTGGTTGAGGATCGACGGGAAAGCTCGGGTGGTTTCAAAGTCCCTGCCGCTGATCTTCATTTCGTCAAGAAGCGCTTTTATTTCCGGGCTATTAAGCTCGGCGTCAGTTAAATCTTTTGTAATAAGCGTTTCAATTTTTGACGTGAAGCCGCCGCCGAGTATCGTTTTTGCCGCATCGGCCATTGCTTTCAGTGCCCCTACCCGACCATATTTCTTCTGCAGATGCGGATAGGTGATCATCGCAAGAGACAGCGAGTCTACGATAGGGGAGGACACGTTACCCCCAAGAGTCCATGCGAATGTCAGGGTCTTGGTGACGTTAGACCAATTCGGCAACGTCGGGTTAATTGCAAACTTGGTGCGGCTTGTAAGCTCGCGCATCAACGGAGAAAACTTTTCCGGGCTATCCATCAGTTTATACTCCGCTTGGAGTTTTCTAAGTCCTTCACGAATTTGCGCCCCGTGCTTCAAGTTTTCCAACTGGCGCCCCGTTCCTATGACGCTTTGTACGAACCGATCAAATGGGTCCTTTGTGTACCCCGGAGTGTCTTTTCTAGCCACGATGCGTTTTGCAATGGAACGCGAAGGCGAAAGCGCCGCCGCCGCCTCCAGCACCGCACGTTGTGTATCTTTGTTGACATTGCCGTTCTGCATAATCCCTATGAGCTCGCCGATGAAACTATTTGACGGCGCGTTGCCCAGCATTTCTTCTATCTGCCGATCCATTCTGTCCGCGGTGCTTATGGTTCCGGGAACAACCAAAGGGTCACCTTCAAGCTGGTCCATGCGCAGGTCTCGTTCCAACTTACTTTTGAAAATTTCGTAAGCAAGCTCCGGGGTGCCTTTTTCTTTTGTGAAAAAGCTCAGCTTGTAATCACCGTCAGGACGGGTATTGGGCTCGTACCCGTCAATACCTTTGGTTTGCAGCTCCTGCATAAACTTGTTTGTAATGGAGGTTGTTAACTGCTTGTCACCGGCCATAGAGGCGACGCCTGCGTTTATTGCCTCAACTATTTGTTTGAACTGATTGTCGTACACTTGGCGTCGCACACGATAAAGCTGTTGCCCCTTAGCGCCCACCTTTTGCCACAGCCCGTCTTTGCCTTTGAGCTTTTTATATGCCTTGAGTTTGTCAGGGTCTGTTGCGTATCGAGACTCCGGATAACGAAGATCAACGCGAGCTTCATTTCCTTGGTTTACGAGCTCTGTGAAAGCCTCCAATTCTTCTGCTGTGGCGTCGTTAACGTACGCTTTCTGCCGGTCGATAGTGGCTGCGGCTGACTGAACAAACACTTCTCTGGCGCCTTCACCTTTTTGCATGGTGTTGTGGAACTGGGCCATTGCGCGTTTGAAGCCAGCTGACAAGTCCTTGCTATGCCGCACCAAATCTTCGATGGAGTTCAGATGCAGAGAGTAATACAACGCCGTTTTCCCAGAGCGCGTTGCTCGATCCATACCGTCGTACAGCGCACGGGTCGCTTTTGCGCTTTTTGGGTTTACCGCCAGCTTTTTCACAGTGTCGTCCACGACGCTCAAGAACAACTGGTTGCCGTCTATAGTGTTAATTGTGTCGATGGCTTTGTTGGCCTTGGCGACTCGTGCAGCGTCCTCCTTTGCCCCCATACGCTTTGTTAAATCAATGAGCTCTTCCAAGGTACCTGACTCGGACGCTGGCAGGCCCACGATACGGCGTATAGCGTCTATAAACCGCTCCCACCAGTTTTGTCGTTTGAGCAGGCTTTGGAATTTTTGATTGCTTATGCCTTCAGCAACAAACTCGTAAGGATTAAGAAGCCCGTACGCATCTGATTCTGGGTGCTGCGCTTTGTACTGCTCGAATAGCTTGACTACCCGCTTGCCTTCGGGGGTTCCGCGAGCAATAGCGTTGACCGTCATCGGGTGAATGAACTCGTGCACAAACGTCTGCGCAACCGATTCGGCTCGTGGGTCGAGATAGATCGCCTCGTCACCCTTGGACGGGTGCACGTACTCGCCTACGACACTCGGGTCATCGTAGCGCTTGGAAATCACAGGCACATTGATGTTCGGCGCAACGCGCAGCATCTGAGCTGCCATGTCTCGCAGCGCTTGCGGGAGGTCTTTGTCCTGTGTGATCGCACGCAGTATTTGCGCCGGAGTCGCGCCCTGCTTGACCAACTGCATGATTCGCTGGTTGGCTGGAATGTTGGCAGCTTCTTCTCGCTTGGGCTGGACGGCGTTGAGGATGGGACCTTCAATCTGCGCAACAACCCGGTTGTACGTTTCAGGGTCAGACGTTCTGAGATTGCCCAGCCACTGCGTGGCTTTTCCCTTGGCCGGCATGTCGTCCAGCTGCAGCTCTTCCGCAGCGCTTCGGATGTCTTGGTCCGGGTACGTTGTTGTCGCAGGCTCCGCCGCTGGTGCGACAGGTGCAGTTTCTACCGGGGCCTTGGGGACTTGGGCGGCAGGTCGGCGCATTTCCACCCCGTCTTCGTCCCGATTTGTTACTTCAAACCCTCTTCTGCCGTACCACTCAACAAGCTGTGGTGTGGTCATCCCAGAACCATCGAAAGATAGGTCTTTTGCCGTCAAAGAAACCGGGACTTGTTGCTTATCCGCTTCCGCCAAAACCATATCGAGTAACTTGGAGGCGTTTCCTTTTCCCGGTTCAATTGCACGTATACTGCTTATATGAAGCCTGTTTCCAAAGTTAACTACTTCAACGGCGGCGCTAGTGTCAGGGGAGAGCAGTTCTTTTTCATTAGAAGGGTTGGGGGAAAGCATGGATTCAAGCGAAGAAATAACCTCTTTAATTTTTTCATTACCTTTCCCCAACTTAATCTTTGGTGCTGATTCAACCGCAGGTTCCACAGGAATACTGTCAGCCAGTTTTGTAACGGCTGCGGCGACTTCGGGCTTTACCACCGGGTTGGCAGCAAATGCAGTCAGCTCGGCTTTTGCCTGTGCAGGGGACTTGTTTTTTACGCGCTTTCTGACAGGCGCCGCTTTGGGCACCCCAGCTTCGTCGAGGGCTGCGTCAAAATCAAAGACCATCTGCTGCGGTGCAGCGCCTTGATCGGCTGCCGGGGCTTCTTGTGCAGGAGCTTGCGCAGCTGGTGCACCCTTTGCCCGGGGGATAACCGGGATTTCAAGCTGACCTTCCAGTCCTCGACCGGTGCGGTCAAGCCGCTCACGGTTGAGCCGAGCCTTTTCGGCACGCTCTTGTTCCTGCGGTGAAACCACAACCGGAGCTGCCGGGGGTACTGTTCTGCGCTCAGGGATCAAACTTTCAAGCGGGGCCACCCCGGCGCGCTGCTCGGCCTCTTGTCTGGCTTGCAACGCCGCGTCGGCTGCTGCTCTTTCTGTTTCGGCCGTTGTAACGGCTTGCTGTACACCAACCGCACGCTCAATGGTGGCGAGTTCGGTTTCCGTTGGAGTTGTGTTAGCAAACCCCTGACGGCGCAGCTCTGCGCTGAACGCACGAGCCAAGTTCGCGGGGTCGGCAATCCGCCCGCTTTCAATAATGGGGAGTAGTATCTGTCTGCGTTTTTCGTCTGATTCGGCTGCACGAGCCGCTTCTCTACGCGCATCCAGCGTTGCGATTTCCTCAACCGTACGAGTTCTTTCGGCGTCGGCACGGGCTGCTTCTTGAGCAGCCAACCGTGCGTCTTCCTCTTGCTGCATGCGGGCAAGCTCTTCTTCGTCCAGCAAATCCTGTATCTGCCGGGTCTCGTCGATGTCGATAAAGTCGGATTGGACATCCGCCGGTGACCTAACTCTGATTCTTTCTTCTAGCGGTATCTCTTCTTCCGGTGCCGCAATAGTTCCTATAGGAGCAAAGTCCTCGTCTTCTGCTTTACGTCGAAAGATGGGGGAATCGAGTATGGGGCGTATGCGAGAGATAACTTCTGGCTTATTGCGGCGCACCAGCGGGTTATTTATGTAGCTTGTAAGTATAGCTTCGGCTTCTGCTCGTTGTGCGCGGTCAGCCAAATCCAAACCAAACAGCTTGTTTGCCGTGGATTTTCCAAGATCGAGACCAATTTCTTCTATAATATCGGAGTCAAACACCGTGGCTAGTTCTTGGCCGCCAAATAACCCACCTTCAATGCTCGGGGGTGCGGGGGGCACTTCAGGTGCCTGTTCTTCCTCTGTAGGCGCAGGAGGTGGTGCGCCAGCAGCCGAACGGTCCTTTACAAACAGGTCGAACAGACCTTGCACAAGTCCGCCTACCCCAGCGCCGTAACCGAAAGACTCGCCGGTTCCAACAAACACACCCTGCTCTGGGTCAT